GGAAACTGTATCCCATGACCAAAATCGTAACCGTTAGTGGGGAAACCGTCTCCTACCAAATAGCCAGTATATCCCGAGCGAGCTGGCACTCCGTTATTTGAACTAACGTTAGTGTTTGAAATATTACTTGCGTCTAATGTTGTTTGGTCCGCAGTTTCTAAAACAGCTTTTCCAGTATTAGGATCGACTGCTAGTGTATAGAACTGTCTAGTTTCATATCCGCTCTTAGGTGCGTCAACTTCTGCTTGAAGAATAACTGAATCGTTAATTTCTAATTCTTTGTTATGCGTACTTAACAATTCTCGTAATGTTTGATTAGAAGGATCACCATTAGCATCAACTGCTGGTTTATCTAAAATGTCAGCAAATTGTTGAGCATCTGTAATCTTTTTAAGTTTTAATCTGTATAAATGTGGAAACCATGTACTACTGAATCCTTCACTAGCACGACCCACGTCTTCAATAACATAGTAGCGTGGAAGAGCAATATCAAACTCGTTTAACGCAAATTGATCTCTCAAGTGTGGTAGTTCAATTACATCACCACTCAGTGGTTTACGACCGATATATTTGATAAAATCGTTAATATGTACAGTCATAAACAACGTGTCGTTGTCAATGAAAAGTCCAAACTGACTTAGATTAAAATCAATGTTTTGTACATTGTATAAGCCACGAATACGGTAAATTTCTTCGTCGTACTTGCGATCTCTATTTTCAAGAAACAATAAATCTTGTATATTAGTTTCTTTAACAGCGTTATAGATAGGCTGATCAGCAGTACCTTCAGTTGGATTTTTAGGTCCTTGGTATTTGTGTAGATACACGTCTGTACCGCCAGCCTGAAACATCTCAGAAATCTGTCGATCTATAAACTTGTAGTCTAGCCCTCGTTCGGGTTTGTATAAGGATAATCGTGGCATAATGATATTTATCGCCAGCTAAATATACTTGGAGAACTTAATATGGCCGATATTTACCCACAAGATCCGGGGCAATCTGATAGTACAAAAGAACGTAACGCAGTATTTGACTACGTTAAAGCCATGCTGGGCGACGGCATGATTGAAGTTGAACTAGACCCTAACCATTACGAAATAGCACTTAACAGGGCAATTACTAAGTTCAGACAACGCAGTAGTAATGCTGTTGAAGAAAGCTATATGTTTCTTGAATTAATACAAGATACTAACGATTATCGCTTACCTAACGAAATTATTACAGTACAGAGTATTTTTAGACGTGCGGTAGGTTCACGTAGCGGCCTTGGCGCAGGCGGAACATTGTTTGAACCGTTTAACTTGGCCTACACCAATACATACTTATTGAGTGGAAGTGCCATGGGCGGCTTAGCAACATACGAATTGTTTGCCGGATATCAGAAATTAGTGGGTAAAATGTTTGGAGCATTTATCGAATTTAAATTCAATCCGACTAATCATATTATGACAATTCTACAACGACCATTTGCTCAGGGCGAACAGGTCTTACTAAGAACACACAACTATCGTCCAGATTTTGTTTTGCTACAAGACATGTACGCAAAACAATGGTTATACGATTATACTCTAGCAGTATGTAAATTACAGCTAGGAGAAGCACGTAGCAAGTTTGGAAGTATTGCTGGGCCAGGCAGCGCCATTACTTTAAATGGTACAGCACTTTTGGCTGCAGGCAAAGAAGAAATTGTTACTTTGGAAAAAGAAATAAACGATATGGTTCCAGGCGGAACACCGTTAACATTTGTAATCGGCTAAAAAGCTATTGACCTTGTAATAAAAGTGTTATATACTAGCATATCTGCGGAGGTGCTATGATTATAGGTGTATGCGGTTTTATTGGATCGGGCAAAGATACTGTTGCCGATTATCTTACTAATTTTCACGGGTTTAGACGAGAAAGTTTTGCCAACAGTTTAAAAGATGCTGTGGCCCAAGTGTTCGGTTGGGATAGAACCATGCTGGAAGGTCGTACTAAACAAGCTCGTGAATGGCGCGAACAAGTAGATCCTTGGTGGAGTGAGCGTTTGAACATGCCCAATTTAACCCCACGTTGGATCTTACAGTACTGGGGAACTGAAGTTTGTCGGAGAGCATTTCACGACGATATTTGGATTGCAAGTTTAGAAAACAAGCTACGCAACAGTAAAGACGACATTGTTATTAGTGACTGTCGTTTCCCTAACGAAATCAAATCAATTAAAAATGCAGGTGGAATTGTAGTCCGAGTAGTTCGTGGTCCTGAACCTATCTGGTATCAAGACGCTGTAAACATGAACGCCGGTGATAAAAATATGAATTATGCTCTCAGCAGTGAACGCATGAAACGACTCAAGATCCATGCCAGTGAAACTGCTTGGGTAGGCACTAAATTTGACCAGGTTTTTGACAATAACGGCAGCATCGACGACTTGTTTGTACAAGTCAAAGGTCTGGTGTCAGATCCCCTTGACGCCAACGAATCCCTTCTTTATGTAGGACTCGAACGCAGTTAGAACACACGGTTTTTAAATTTGTCGGCCGGCAGTTGTTTAAATCGCCGTCCACGTGAAACACACTAAACACCTCTTTATGCGGGCTCTTAAATCCGCATTTATCGCAGGTGTTTTTCATTTTGTAACCAGCGTGTTGCCACCTGGCTATTTTCACACCACGTAAACAAGACCCGCACTGACTACGATAAAAAGGTTTACCTAATTTATAGTAATTAATAGACACAGGGCCACGGCCGCAGTCGCATAAGGGTCTCATACAATTATTTAAGCCTTTTCAGAACCTTTTCTCGATGCCATTTGAGCTAGGAAACACTAAAATCCACTAAATACAATTAGGAATAGTATTCATGGAGATTAACAAATGGCTCAATTAAGTTCACCAGGCGTAAGCGTTAGCGTTATAGACGAAAGTTTTTATACACCAGCCGCTGCCGGAACCGTACCCCTAATTATCGTTGCTTCCGCTGAAAATAAACAAAACAGCTCGAGCACTGGAACAGCACTTGGCACTACTGCTGGCAAAGCAGGAGAAGTATACTTGCTAACAAGTCAGAAAGATCTTGGCGACACTTTTGGTACACCAATATTTAAAACTGACGCAAACAACAACCCAGTACATGCTGGCGAACAAAACGAATACGGACTACAAGCTGCCTACAGCTTTTTAGGTGTAAGCAATCGTGCTTACGTAGTTCGCGCAAACATTGATTTGGGTCAACTAGATCCGTTAGCTGACGCTCCAACTAGCGATCCAGATAACGGCACTTATTGGCTCGACACAGCAAGTTCATACTTTGGTATTTTTGAGTGGAACGCAACTACACAATCATTTGCTAACAAAGTTCCAGTAGTTATTACGGATACAACTAAAATAGCAGATATGGGTCAAACTTACCCAGCACCACGTGCTAGTATTGGCTTACCAGGCGACTACGCGGTAGTTGCTGTAACCACAGATATTACATTCTGGTTTAAATCAACAGGCGGCGCTTGGTCTATCGTTGGTACAACGGCTTGGAACGATGCTTGGGCTGGAAATGTTTTAACAAAAATCAGCCCACACACTGATGTTCCACAGTGGAAAACAGCAGATGATAATGCTCCTACAGGTAGTGTATGGATCAAAACAACAACACCTAACTTAGGTGCTAATTGGGTTTTAAAGAAATTTAATTCTGATATTCTTGCATGGGGAGAACAAACCACTCCATTATATGCCGATGGTAAGTCAGCTTTAGCTGGACTTGATCTTGCTGGCGGCGGAACTAATCTACCAATCGGTGCTTCTTATGTACAATACAATACTTCGGGCTCATTGACACAGCAAGGTTACTTTAAACTATATGCTAGAGCAAGTGTAGGCCCAACTATTTTACAACAAACTGTTGCAATTTCTGGTACAACTGGCAATGCTACATTTGTTCTAAAAGAAAGTTTAAAAGGTTCTACAGCATGGGGAACTTCCGGAACAATTTCATTTGCGCTAAACGCAAGTGCGGTAACAACAGGCACTAACTTTGCTGCAGCTATTAACTTAGCAGGCATGACCAACGTTACTGCTGAAGCAAATGGTACAACTGGATTTGTTACTATCACTCACGCACTAGGCGGCGACTTTAACTTATCTGCAATGACTGGCACAGGCTTTGATGCTACAATTTTTGGCGACGTTGGCGTAACTATTACTGCTACACAATGGAGCGCAGGCGGCACAACCGGGTTTGCTATCCCAACACCAAGTGCTCCAACAAATATTGCCGTAGATGGTCAGTTATGGTACAATAGTATTGTTGACGAAGTTGATATTATGGTTCACAACGGACGTACTTGGGTTGGATATCAATTCCAAGGAGACGGAGTAACTACATTTAATAGTCCGTATTACAATGCTACAGCATCACAAAAAACAGACCCAAATGGTCCGCAAGTAACTGCTACTAAGCCAAAAACACAAAGTGACGGCACAGCATTAGTTAACGGAGACTTATGGATTGATACTAGTGACCTAGAAAACTATCCAAGAATTTATCGTTACAACTTAGCCACACAAAAGTGGATTTTAGTTAACTCTAGTGATCAAACAACAGACGAGGGAATTGTATTCAGAGATGCTCGCTGGAAAATTGAACCTAGTACAGAAGCCGGATCAATTGACGGGAATCCAGCAACAATTCAACAGTTACTAACTAGTGATTTCTTAGATTTTGACGCACCAGATCCAGCACTATATCCACGTGGCATGTTACTATGGAACTTGCGTAGAAGCGGATTTAACGTTAAGAAATTTGTATACAACTATGTTGATACTAACGGCGGCCCTAACCGTAGATATAATGACGAATTAATGAACACGTACTATCCGCATCGTTGGATTAGCGTGGCCGCTAATCAAGAAGACGGATCTGGCACATTCGGCCATAACGCACAGCGTCGAGTTATTATCCAAGCGTTACAAGCTCTTGTTAACAGCAATCAACAAATTCGCGACGAAGAAAGCCGCGTATTCAACTTAATGGCTTGTCCAGGTTACCCAGAGTTAATTGGCGAAATGATTAGCTTGAATTACGATCGCGGTCTAACATCGTTTGTTGTTGGCGATACTCCAGCACGTTTAACACCAGATGCTACTTCATTGAGCAACTGGGGTAATAACGTCAGAGGCGCCTTAGAAGACAACGACAAGGGCGCAGTAAGTTTTGACGAGTACTTGGGTTGTTTCTACCCATGGGGCTACACAAGTGACAACATTGGCAATAACGTTGTTGTTCCTCCAAGTCACATGATGCTACGCACAATTGCTCTAAGCGACCAAGTTAGCTATCCATGGTTTGCTCCAGCAGGAACACGTCGTGGTGGTATTACTAACGCCACAGCAGTCGGTTATATCACTACTGAAGGCGAATTCCAGTCAGTAGCATTGAATACCGGACAGCGTGATACGTTAGCTAGTGTTAAAGTTAACCCATTAACATTCATTACAGGAACAGGTCTTGTTAACTACGGCCAGTACACTCGTGCTAAAAACGCTAGTGCTTTGGATCGTATCAACGTAGCACGTTTGGTAATTTACCTACGCCGTCAGTTCGCACAGTTGGCTAAGCCATATGTGTTTGAACCGAATGACAAGATTACACGAGATGAAATCAAAGGTGCGGCAGAAAATCTATTATTAGAACTAGTAGGTCAGCGAGCATTGTATGACTACATCGTAGTTTGCGATACAAGCAATAACACACCATCGAGAATCGATCGTAGTGAACTATATCTAGACGTGGCGATTGAACCAGTTAAGGCAGTTGAATTTATCTATATTCCATTGCGCTTGAAGAACACTGGCGAAATTAAGGCACTAGGTTAAAATTAACGGAGCATACAAATGGCAATCGCAAGTTTATCAAAATTCACAGTTCCGCTAGCATCTGACCAAAGTGCTAGCTCACAAGGCATGTTGATGCCAAAGTTAAAGTACAGATTTCGTATCATGTTTGAAAACTTTGGTGTTAGCACTCCTACAACAGAAATGACTAAGCAAGTTAGTGAAGCTGCACGTCCAAACGTCAGCTTTGATGACCAAACAATCATGGTGTATAATTCGACTATCCACTACGCAGGTCGTCCAAAGTGGAATACATTCAGTATTAAATTACGTGATGACGTAACAGGTGCTGTAAGTAAATTAGTTGGCGAACAGATGCAAAAGCAATATGACTTCTTTGAACAAAGTAGTGCAGCCGCAGGCGGCGACTATAAATTCTTAATGCGTATTGAAATGTTAGATGGCGGTAATGGCGCCAATACTCCAGCAATTTTAGAAACATGGGAATGTTACGGTTGCTATGTTCAAGCTGCCAACTATAACGCATTAGGGTATGGCGCTCAAGACATTTTAACAATTGACTTGACTATTCAACCAGATAATTGTATCCAAACCTCAGGTGGCGCTGCAGCTCCAAGTAACAGAGCACAAGGTACAGCGGCTACTGGCGCTGGTAACAGAGTTTAATAAAATAGCCCACTTAGGTGGGCGTTTTTACCTGTATTCGTTAACTGCGTAGTTAATTTATAGAATAAATATTAGTATGGCATTTACACCTACTCCATTTTTAAGTTCAAATCCGGTTACTACGTTGAGAGATCAACAACATGCGGCCCGCTTGTTTACGGACGATCAATTTAGATTAGCCCCTAAGCATAAATTCTTATTTCATGTTGCATTCGGCATTAATTCTGCAGCTTGTAAAGACATTAATCTTGTACAGCGGCACAAAAATGAAATAGGTATGCTAGTTAAATCTATAGACTTACCTGGCTATGAAATGAGTATAGAAACATTAAATCAGTATAATAGAAAAAAACGTGTACAAACAGGCCATAAGACAAAAGATATTTCAGCAACATTCCATGACGATAATATGGGAGTTATTAATCAATTGTGGCAAAACTATTATAGTTACTACTACGCAGATAGTACCAGTGCTAAAAATCGAGGCGCATATAACAAAAATGCTACAAAAAATTCAGGCAGTATTGTTGCTCCGTATGGTCTAGACAATGGCAGTAACATTCCATTTTTTAATTATATTACAATTTATCAAATGGCACGCCACGAGTATGTCAGCTACAGGTTAATTAATCCTGTTATCACATCGTGGTCGCACAATAAAGTCGATTATGCCCAGGGCGGAATCCACGATAACTCTATGGGATTGGCATACGAGGCTATCGAGTATGGTAACGGTCTTGTAAATACAGAGTCAGTTGAAGGTTTTGGTCAAGAACATTATGATCAGACACCGAGTCCACTATCCGGACAGGGTAACCAAACAGCAAGTCCTAGTTTTGGAGATCCTAACAATCCAAGAATAAGTCCTTACGAAGTTTTAGATAATACTAGTACTAGTATTAATACCTATCAGAATACAAAATCGTTGCCGTCAGCAGGAACTGCAGGTGTTAGTAATATTATACAAAGTGCTCAGCAAGGTGTGAGCGGTCTACAAGGTATTGCTTTTCCGTTAAGCAAGGCAAGCTCTGTTATCGGATCGATACAGGCATTGCCATTAAATTTAGGTTTTTAATTTATGATTATCAATTTGCCCATTGAAGCACCTGCTTATCCCGAAGATGTAAGAAGATTTTTTGACAAATTCTTTGTACACGAAGTTACATTTCCTAGTAATCAAATTGATGCAGTTGTGGGATTTTTCTTAAAAAACGGCTTTGACACTGACAGCGCAAGAAGCACGGGCATTGTCTTGCTCAACCAGGCAAGATTAGATAATATAAATGTATTTGAACTAGTAGATAGTTTAAAAAAACTTACAGATGTACAGTTGAGTCAAGTAGTGGCGCAAATATTAAATTCTTATAGAGAGAAGGTTAGTTTACTAGGTTTTAGAATATCTAATATTTCTGATACATACGAATCTAGAAACATCTTAGTCTAAGATGGCTAGCAAATTTGCCCAGGGTAAATTTACCATGACTCGCCCTGACAAATATGTAGGAAATAAAATTCCTACATATCGTAGCAGTTGGGAATGGAGTTTTATGCGCTTTTGTGACACTAATGAAAGTGTACAAAAATGGGCAAGCGAAGCTATACAAATACCTTATAGGGATCCGTTAACTGGCAAGCAAACAGTTTATGTACCGGATTTTTTCATACAATATGTAGATAAGAAAAACAGAATGAATGTTGAACTTATCGAAATTAAGCCCGCAAGCCAGACAATTTTGGAACGTGTGGGCAAAAACAAATACAATCAAGCACAGTTTGTTAAGAATCAAGCCAAGTGGGCGGCCGCTTCAATTTGGTGTAAACAACAGGGTATAAAGTTCAGAATTCTTAACGAAAATGATATCTTCAGCCAAGTCTAAGGATAAGTATTGTATGACTAAAAAACTTGAAGAAATCTTAAACCTGCCTGCTAGCAAAGAAGTTATTAAGCAGGAAGAAAAGAAAAAGCTAAAAGCTGAAAAAGAAAAACCCGAAGCTTTCTTGCGAGATATGTCGGAATTTGACAAAATTGCCGCCGCTTTACCGCAAGTAAAAGGGCTAGGCGATTTGGCAGATGGCGAACTGGATGAGCTTGCTAAGAAAGCAGTCGATGCTTACGACGACATTATGGACTTAGGCATGAATGTAGAAGCACGTTACAGTAGCAGGCTATTTGAAGTTGCCAGTAGTATGCTAAAAAACGCAATCGACGCAAAAAGTGCCAAATTAGACAAAAAACTCAAGATGATAGAACTTCAGATTAAGAAAGCCAAACTTGATCAAGATGCTAATAGCGGTGACGATAGTGTTAGTTTACACGGCGAAGGCGTAATTATTACAGATCGCAATTCGTTACTTGAAAAACTTAAGAAGATGTAATAAATATACTATCAGGATCATAACATGAAATCATTTACAGAATACTTAACAGAAAGCAAACGAGTCTACGAATTTAAAATTAAAATCGCAGGCGATTGCCCGAAGGACTGCGTTCCTAAAATTAAAGAAGCACTATCGACCTATAAAGTTGAATCTTGCTCAAAAGGCAAGGGAGTTCCTATTACAGAAAAGCAAACAGACTTTCCACAGCTGGAAAATGTTGGTGTAACAATTTTTAATGTTACTCTTGGCTATCCAGCAAACAGTGTTCAAGTTCGTGAAGCAGTTGCTAATAAGTTGCATGTTGTTGTAGAAAAGATCCGTGTACGTAATATTCATGAGGAAGCAGAACTTGCCCTTAACCATGAACATAACGAAAAATCTGGAGAATCTTTGTTGTCAAAAGATTACGAAGCCAATACAGAAGGACAAAAACTTGTAGGCGAGAAACATGTAATGGGCATGTTAAAAGAATTAAACAAAGTTGGTCACCAGGGACTTACACAGTATAAAGGCGTTAATGATGAAATTCTAGCTAAATCTGTTCCTGCTGAAAAAGCTAAGAAAAAAGGAAAATAAAATGGAT